GACAACCCGACTAGGTAGGGCTCACGCGCGCGCAGGTACTCGTCGATCGCTTCTTCGATGGCGTCGCGGGTTTCGGTTGTGTCGGGGTCGAGCCCCGAGATTTCGATATCGAACTCGGTGCGCGTGATAGGGAGCGTGTTAACGGCGGCGTTAGCCGGCCGGCGCGTGGCTAGGCCGGACGCCTCGAGCTCGATACTATCGGCGACGGCCTCGAGCTGCGCCGCGGTTGGTATGCCGTCCTCTGATCCCGAGCTCGCCTCGGTCGCTTCACAGTAAACGTCAACCTCGCCCGGATCGCCCGCGTACGGATACGCGTGCACGATGCCCTCGACCTCTTCGGCCCATGCCTGATAGTCGGCGCGTGCGCCCCCCTGTGGCTTACGCTGGAAGCGGCGAAACACGCGGGCGCGGTAGGCGTCGGTAGTCTCGCCGTCCGCGCCGGTGACCACGGCCGCGACGACCGTCGCGTCGGTGCTGACGTTGGCCGGCGTATTAGCGAAGGCGAGTACGTCGCCGACCTCGCGGTTTCCGATCTCGCCTGCGCCGGTGCCGCCGTTCTGCGCGGAGACCGCGCGCGCGGTAACTGTAACCGTAGGCGCGTCGAGATCGACCGCTGCGATCGTCCGATAGATTACGCCCGTGTCGGAGTAGAGCAACACCGATTGCGCGGGCAGCGAGCCCGACTGCGTCAGCACGGTGACCTCGATCGAGACCTCTGCGCGCGTGGCCGCGTACGGATCGCCGATGCCGATAAGCCGACCCCACTCGACGAGCGGCTTAATCTTCTTACCGTTTACTACGGTCTCCACGATCGTCGCGTGTGCGACGAACATTTGCAGAAAGATAAAGCCGCCGTATTTGTAAAGCAGAACGACCGCGGCCGCGAACACCTTCGCAAGCACGCGCGAGAACGACTTAGGCAGAAGTGGGATCGTTTGCGATAGCGCGCCCTCGAGCTGCGCGACAATCGTCGACGCGAGCTCGCCCGTCGTCGGAGTGGTTAGGCTCATGCTGCGCCCCAGGTTTCGTTGAACGTGAAACGGTAACGGCTCTTGCCTATTACAACTTCGACTAAAAGATTAACTCGGTTGAGTGCGGGGATCGTTGCGGTCGCTTCGACCGACGTAGCGATCCGCAGCTCGGTTAGCCATGACGTGTCGCGGCCTGCGGCTTCTTCTATGCGTCGCAGGTTCGCGGCCGTGGCCGGGATCGCGCGTAGGAGGTTTTGCGTTTCGCTTCGGTAGCGCCGCGCGGGGTCAGTCTCGCCGAGATTGCCCCACCACTGTTTGAGGTCGTCGCCGCCGAGGCCGGAGTCGTCTTCGTTACCACCGAAAAGCGACATGTAAACGGAAGACTCGAGACCGTCGGCTAGAACGATCTGACCGTTGACGCTTTCGATCTCGCCGTCGTCGACGGTATGTCTAAGCGCAACGTCGGTCATTTACCAAGTAACCATTACGCTAGTCGCTGTAGTGTTCGCCGTAATGGTCGCGACGCCGGCTAGCGGAATGCCCTCGATCAAGTCTGCTGCCACCGAGTGCGTTGTACCCTCAGGATCGACGAACTCGAAGGTACCAGAGTTGCCGTCCAAAACGACGACCTCACGCGGGCAGTAGCCGTACCCGCCGAGCGTGATCAGGTTCTTACCGCCGGCGAACGACGTATAAAACGCCATCTTCTTACCGGCGTGGGCGGAGTCGGAAACCGGACTTGTATCAGACATGCTTTTACCTCAAGAGACTTTGAAAATGTTTCCGAACACCGACATAGCCGGCGCCTCGCCGAACAATACGAGGCCGTACGCGATCGCGTCAGGGCCGGAGCCGTTCGGTAGTCCGTCGACTAGCGCCGCGCGTAGCTCGCTACCCAGGCCTGAGATCGGTCCAGAGTACGTCCAGAAGCTAAGGCCGCCGGCGGATAGCTGCGCCTCGAGCCCCGTAATCAGATCGACAATCGCCGAGATCTTAAGGTTGATCGAATCCGTCGCGAGGTCGAAGTCGGCGTCGACGTTTACGAGGTTGTCGATTAGTCCGTCGACACCGAAGTCGGCGACGATATCAAGGCCGACCGAAACCAGCGCATCGACGTCCGGCGGGTTTAGCCCCAGGGCTAACTCGAGCGACGCTTCGAGGTAGGACTTTTGCCCCTCGAGATTAAGCACGAACAGCCGCAGCCGCTTAATCAGATCAGCAACGCCCGTATTCCAGGCGCCGCCGCCGAGCTCACCGAGATAGCTAAGGCGCTCGGTCCCGGCCGCGGGCGGCGCGTTCGGTGCGTTCGTGTGAACGCCGCTCGAGAACGCGCCCCACGACGCGAACGACTCCGAGACAATAACTACCGCCTGAATCTGATCGCTGGCGGCGCGGCGGCCGCAGCCGTTCGCGGTCGCGGCCTCAAGCTTGGTACCCTGCCCCTGCGCGCGGCCGGCGTAGCTGAAACCTGCGATGCTGCCCGACTCGAGCCCGACGCCTAGCGTCGAGGTCACGGCCGCCGCAACGGCGAGCTGCGCTTCGACGAACGCGAGCTCGACCCCGATATCAGCGGCAACGTCGACGCCCGTAACTGACCCCGCCGAGACGTTGGCCGCGACCTCAAGCGGGTTATTGCTCGCCTCGATCGTCGCGAATATGGCCGGTATGTTTGGCTCGTTAAACGCGACTTCGACGGAGCCCGCGGCGGCGAGCTCTACGGACGTCAGGCCCGCCGTTACGACGGCGAGCTCGGCGCTGAGGCCGCCGATAGACGCAGCGAGGCCGACGTTAATCGCGGAGACCGGCAGCGTTCCGCCGTACTCAAGGCCCACGGCTTAACCGGTGCCTACGTCTGATCCGGGTCCGACGATCTTCGCCGAGAACGAGGCGCCGCCGCCCGGGATTGGCGCGCTCGTCACTATCGGGCCGGATCCGTTAGAGCCGTGCACGGTGCCCTGCACAATGTCACCGACGAGCGCGATACGCCGGCCGCCGAGACCGAGCCGCACGTCGGGCGAGTCGACGATTACCGGACCGGTGCTCGTGATCGTGATTGGCGCACCGTTAAGCGACATGATCTCGATCGAGCCGTCGGCCTTTAGCCAAAACTCATTGACCGCTAAACCCGTCGTCGGGTCGCGGCCATAGATCCGCTTTTCGCCGGGCGCCGTTTTCGGCGCGTTGATCGGATCGATGTAGCCGGAGGTTTGTTTGTTACCCTTGCCGGGCGACTCCGTCACGGTCGCGCCGTCGATACCGGGGATCGGGTGCGAGTCATCGCCGGGATCCGAAACGTGGTCGGCTGTGACGACGTCACCGCCGCCCATGTCGACACGCACCTCGGTTAGCGTCACGCCGTCTTCGGTCTTGCGCTCGACTGCCAGGATATCGCCATCTCGACTCATTGCGTTTCCGTCCAGAGCACAACCGCGGCGTCTTCGTCCCACGGCAGGTAGCTCGGCACCTCACCGCTAAACGCGCCGGGCAGAACGAGGTTAAGCGACGCCGACTCGCCGTTCGGCGTTTGCTTGTACGTCACTTCGCGAATCAGTAGCTCGGTTTCGCGGTAACACATGACGTCCGGAGCTAAGAGCGTGATCGTCGTGTTGGGCTCCCATAGTCGCCCCTCAGGATCGCGCCAGCCGGGCAGATCGTCTAGCTGATAGCTCGCCATATTGGCAAACATTCTCCCGAGCTTCGCGCGCGTAGCCTCGGGCGCGTCGCCACGTTCGGTGTCATCGAGCTTGAACGACAGCGGGCGCAGCACATTGCGCAGCCACGGGTTAGCCTCGGTAAAGCTCGCCGCTGTCTTGCGTTTCTTCTTTTGCGCGAAGCCGGTCAGCTCGCTGTAATACTCTTGCGGATCGAACGTCGCGCTAACGTTCGCGACGGGCGACGTACCCGCGACCAGCCGCGCGCGAGGGCTGCCGACGGGTACCGAACGCCATGCCCTTAGCTTGCCGTCTTTGGTGTCATTTAGGACTAGGTTACGCTGGCGCGCGAGGTCGGCAATAAAGTCTTGTAGCTTCTTGTCGATCTCAAGCTTGACCTTTTCGAACGGTGCGCCGACGTCTTCGGGAAAGTCGACGCCGATCCCGAACGGCGCGCAAACACTCTCGCAAATCTCGCGAAGGTTCAGGCCGCGGAACTCGAGCGGGGTTTCGTCGCCAGGCGCCGGGCGGGTGCAGTCGTGCAGCACTCCCGGCGCCGCGTAGCAGGTGACGTCGAGCGTGCGCGAGTTCGGATTAACGGCGGGCGTTACCCCGACCATGGTCCCGGTAAAGAAAAAGTCGAGTTCGTGTTTTACTTCGACGGGGCGGAACGAGAACGGGCGGAACGTTGACCGGAACTCTTCGCGCGACGGTTCGAACGGCGCTTTAAACGAAGCCGTCGAATAGCGATCGATCGACCGCATGATCTCGAGCTCCGACCAAAAGCCAAAGAACAGATCGTCGATCAGTAGGTCGACCTTTTCCATTTCAGTTTTTGAAGTAAGCGATAGATCGCCCGCGCGGCAGTTCGAGGATCTCAGATCCCGATAGCTCGTTCGAGTTGATCATAAGGTCGAGCGTTACGTCGTCGATCTTGCCGTAGAGCTCGGCGCACAGATCGATCAGTGTTCGGCTACGGTCGAGCACGACGCGCCGCTCGGGCGCGAGCGCGAACGAGACCTCGACGAGCCGACCCGCTGCTAGCGCGACGGCGTCCCGTAGCGCCTGGTACGAGCCGCCGCCGTCGACTTGGTAGCCGGCGACGGTGTCAATACCTTCGAGCGCTTGAAAGCCCGTGTCACGCCACGACGCGACCGCCTCGAAGAGCTCGATCACGCGCGCGGCTGCGGCGACCGCCTGCGGCTTCGTCTGGAAGTTGCCCCCGCGCACGGGCGCGCCGGCGTCGTCGACGGGATCTTCGGTGACAGCCGACACCGCGCCAGCAGACGCGGACATCGCAAACAGATCGCTATTGTGGAAGTCGTTAGCGATCCGCACCTGCCGCGACTCGAGCGCCGAGCCTAGCGTGCCGAGCGCCTCGGCGGGGTTGCCGGGTACCGATCCAAATATGCTTTCGGCTAGCGCCTCGTAAGCGTCGAGGCGGGACTCGATACCCGTCAACGCGCGGCCCGGCGCTTTGATCAAGTTCGAGATCTGCTGCGCGAGGAGTAGCGGTTGCCCGATAAGAACGTCGAGGCCGTAATTAATGTCGGAGTTCAGCGCCTGGAAAGCGTTGCTAACGCTTAGCACCGTGTCGGAAACGCCGGTTAGCGCCGAGCTCACGCCCTGCAGCAAGCCGCGTAAACCGGCCTTAGAATTCGCGCGCGAGACCGCCGTTAGTAGGCTCGTGCTATCAGCGAACTGCTGCGCCGCCGCGACGTCGAAGTCGCCTAGCGCCCCGATGATCTCCGATTGCGGGTGTGCCTGCGCCTGCGGATAGATGGCGCCGATCGTGGTCCAAAACGTAACCTCGATTACGGTCTGATTCGCCGCCGTCTTTAGGTCGTCGCGGCGTGTGATGTCGCCGAACGGCACGACGCTAACCGTCGGGTATAGCGGGTGCTCGAGGCGCCCGACCCCATCTTCGAGCAACGCGGCCTCGAACGCCGTCGCTAGCTTGTCGTGGTCGCGCCCCCAAAAGAAAC